GACAGGCGAATATAACGCTTGGCTCCTGGGTTCCAGGTGCTTTTGTTGCTTGTGATATTAACTGCCGTAATGTCATCACCGAATCCATTTCCGCGACGCACTTTATAGCTATAGATGATCACCACCTCGTCCAGCTCGCCATCTACGTTGTAATAAGTGCGATACTCGTGCTCTCGGAAATAATAAAGACGGTAGCTCTGTTTGGTTGGTCGGATATAAAACAACCCTTTGCCGTCACACATGAAGTATTCCCAAATGGAATCCAACCTGGTGTCTAACTTGTTGTACTTAATTACTCGATCAAGAAAATCTTTGCGTTGTGCGCCGAAGTTATCTTGTGACGGGAAAAATTCAACACCCTGACGGATGCCAAATAATTTCATTTGTGCAATATGAGACGCAACAACACCCGTATCAACAACGATGTCACTATCCTTCTCAAGATACGCGTTGATAATTTCTTGAAGACGGGCTTTGGCGTCAGCCATTAATTATTTCCTGATTATTTAATTTCATCTTAGCAGCTTTTTTGCGCTGTTTTCGTAACCACAACCAACGCCCAAAAAAAGCAAGTTCAGCTGGTGTATACAGCTCAGGATGTTTGAGTGCACGTTTTACCAACTTTTTCTTTTTCATCAGGAAATTGTTTTAGTGTAACCAGGGGGCAATTGGCCCATCTGCGGACCACCATAGAACTGTGCATTTTGTAAGCCGCCAAAATTTCCTGGAGTTCCAGGGAGGGAAGCGCCTTTGTTTGCTGGGTTGCGTTGACGCAAAAATTCAAGGATACTGCCGCCATAAGGTTCAAGGCGTTTGTTCAACCTGCGTTCGTCAACATACTGCTCAAACGACTCTTGAGACATAGGAAAGCGTGGATCTTGACCCACTGGAATTCCTGCTGCAATTAGCGCTCCAGGTGTACGATTGATGTCAAAGCTTGGGCCGCCAGGAAGAAGGTTACCAGCTGCTCCCGGAAAGTTTGCACCTTCGCCGCGATAAATTACCATGTCTTTTCTTTTTTCTTTATTCTAGTCTTCCAATACTTCGTACCCGGATGAATCATTCACCCTGGACAGTACAATCCCATTTCCCTTTACGTCCCAATCGAGTACATCACCTTCTTGCCAACCAAGGTCTTCAATAACCTCGTCGGGAAGCGTGATAAAACAATCACCGTTTTCGTCTTCTTGAACTTCAAGAATGTAACTGGTCATTTGCTAAGTAACTTTTCAATCAGTTTATCAAGTTTATTGTTGATCTCGCGGAAATTATCCTGCATTTCTTGAATTTCTCTTAAGAAATCAACCTTAAGCACGTACTCGATTGGCATTCGGTTGATCTGGTCTTCCAAAAGATCTACCCGTCGTTTTTGAGAACTAATGTAACTATAGGCCTGATCCAGCTTTTCCTGCTGTCTGCCTAACAATTTACTCATTGCCCAACTACCGCCTGTAACGGCGGATATGATAGCCGTAAGGCCGACTGCTAAGTATTCTGGTCCCACTGGTATAAAGCTTTTTTCTAATTCTAAATTCAGTAATCAAGGTGAAGATTACCTTTACGCATTAATCCGTTAATTAACCAAACAAGAGAATCAACGCAGTCATCGTGACTACTTACACCAAAGTTTGTAAGCTCTTCAAACATTGCAGTGAAATTACGGTAGCGATTAAAAATAATCTTACGCTCTTCAAATAATCCCATACAACCTCTAAAGCGTGCAAGTTTATCAGACCTAAAACCTTTCACTGGATGCCATTTAAGATTCCAGAGTTCTTCATTGTTCAAACAAATGCGCTTGAAATCAGCCTCAATGGAAGCCTGGTACGCAACAGCTTCTGACCAAATATCACACGATGAATGAGTGGGGAAATAAAGGTCATTTGCATCCTTACCCAAGATGGACCAATCGTGGAGCATCTCTTTGAGAATATCTAGTTTTTCTAGATTACCCATTACGCGAATGCGTCGATAGTCAATAATATGAATCTGGTCTCCAACACGACCACCAAGTACCATTACTGTGTAATCATTCTTTTCTTTTGTTCCAACAGATAGATCAATACCAACTCCAAGAGTGTCGAACTCAGTTGCAATTTCTGCTTTCACAATTAGCTCAGGCGCAAGCGATAGTTCGTTTTGCCTGATGATTTGATTCATATACTGGAAAGAAAAAGCAATTGGTGCTTGCCGTTTCTTTTCTTTTAGATAATCAAGTGACCACATTTCAGGCCAATAGGAAACCTCATCGCCTGATTTAGGATCACTCAAGATTGCAGAAAGAACAATCTGACGCCAGTTATTCTGCTCGTTAAACGTAGTTGCGTGAATGTCATCATGTCTAAATCGAGTGCCAAGGCAGATGGCTCTGGCGCCTTCAAACATGGTTGGTGCAATCACCGCATTCCAGTTCTCCTGCATTTGTTTGCGAATATCTGGGTTGGCAATATCAGCTGCAGATTTAATTGCGTCATCAATCATCACAAGGTGTGATCGTTTTGATGTCACCGAACCTTTAAGGCCTGCCGCGCAGAGCGTAAATTGCTCTTCACCTGTAGTGTTGATGCCAGCAAACTTGTGATCAATAGACCAGTACTCATTACTGGTTGCAGTTTTAAGCAGGCGTACCTTAGGGAACACTTCTTGGTACCGTTTGCTTTCGATGATTCGTTTAATGGTTGCTGATTTGGAACGTGCAATATCAACCGTGTATGACAAGTAAAGGATCTGCAGTGGCATTTTGGCATGCGTATGAATACCAATTGCCCACGCAGTTAACAAACCAAGTACTGTTGATTTAGCTGAGCCCCGTGGAGCCAACAAATCAATATTTGGTCCTGCGATTTTAATTAAACAATTGCTGTCTTCATTTGTAATGAAATGATGATGCCAATGACGATGGTGAGTCGCAGGAGGTTTATTGGCTACATACTCACAAAAAAAACCAAAATCTTCCCTGGCAAGTTGAAGAGATTCAGCGTTTTTAGGAGGACGAATTTGTTGCTGCTGTGCCGCCGCCCTTGCATTTCGTCGATACGCTAAATGAAGGTAAGACGGCATGAAAGTATTCAATCAGTTATTGAATACTAACTTATTTTTTGTCTTTTTGTTTTTTATACTTGCTTGCTTTATCTAAAGCGGCTTTTCTTTTTTCTTCATCGCTCATCTCTGAGCCATCAGCTCGTTTGGCTTCTTTACGCTTTAAGTACTCAACGAACTGTGGCGGCATTTTTTTTGGCATAATTATGCCCTTTCTCCAGTTGGATTTGAAGGTGCACCAAAGCTACCATACTTGCGGTTACGTTGTAACTGAACAAGTAAATTAATCAAACGATCAGGAACGCTAGAGCTTGGTGTTGAACTTTGCTCTTGAGAATCTTGCGTAGGTTGTTGTGTATTCATTCTTCTAATTGCATATGAGCCCAAACACTCATGGATGCTTCTTCCAGGGGGATTTCAATTGGGTCTCTTGCATTTCATCAATTTCATACAAGAGTTTTTTGCGTTGATCTGGCTTGGGGTAATTACTGTTTACCCAAGCTTCACACGCAACAATGCTTCCGTTGTAACCAAGGAAACGTGCGTATAAATAACACTCAATTACAGAGTAGTTATCGCTGGAGAAAGAACAAAAAGCTTCTTGAGTAGCTGAATCAAGGTCATCGACCCAGGATTCAAATACTTCAATATCGATAAGCGCGTTGGGCCTGAGAGTAATCTCGGGCTTCATCTGCTTGCTTGAACTGTTGCCCTTGTTCGGAAGAGCGACGTTGTTCTTCTGCACCTTTACCGATGGTTTCACGTTCTTGTTCACCAGAAGTCTCCATCTTCTTTTTAGAAAACTCGTATGCAACACCAGCAGCTTGCCGATATTTATCTAAATCAAACCAATCGTCTGATGCGTAAGTATCTTCAATGCTGCTGGTCATTGTACTTTAATATTACGAGTTTGTGTGATCTTATTAAATCAGAAGTTAGACATCATACTGGCAAGACCTTGCGTGTAAATATCACGACGGCCTTCAACAGATTTTTGACGTTGTTGACGCTTTTTAGAAGATTCCAGACGATTGAGAAGATTCTCAAACTCAGCAATGTTAAAAGCGTTTTCGGTTTCACCGGCAACGCCCGTAGAGTAAGTCATGTTTCAAACCTTATGTGATGGTTTATTCAATTATTATAAACTACCGTAAATCAAAATAAGCATCAACCAAACGCAGAAGCAATTAAACCATACATTGAAGATGCTTTAGCAATATTTGCAACATCACGCTCTGATGTAGCGCGAATATTTTCTACATCTTTTAAGCCAGCATTAATAATTGGTTGAAGATCAAGCTTGCCTTTCGTTTCAATACCTGCAACACCAAGTAAAGCATCTTTTTGTAATTTAGCAACTTCAATATCTGCTTGTGCGCGAAGTCTGGAAGACTCAACGTCAAAGCCCGCAGTTAAATAATTGTATTCAGGTGTGGAAAGAAGGTCATCCGTTTCAAAAACACCCCCACCACCAATACCAAAATCAGTAAAATCACCACCATCATTACCACCACCCTCATTGGCAGAAGTAGTTGAACCACCCCCTGAAATTGTTGGGGTGTTTTTTGATACGTAACGGTTTAAAAAGCTTTGACCTTTTGTGGTAATACCGCCTTCTTTACCACCAATTTTCCCAACTCTTGCTTGAATTTGCTCTGCTGTTTTGCCTTTATCTTCTAGTTTGTTTCGCCGCCACCGCCGCCACCTGACATTCCTCCGCCGCCGCCACCCATGCCTCCCATTGACATCTTAAAAAGCCTCCTTAATTCAAGTTAAAACGATCAACGTTTTCTTTGCCATAGTCAAGTGTGATCTCTTGATTTGCTTCTATGTCAAAAATTGAATAATGACGAATCACTTGATTCACATAATCAATTTCATAAGACGCATTTGCAGAGTCACTATGGTTATACAATCCAGCATAACCCATCCCTATCAACTGACTGTTATCTGTCAACCAATAAGAATAACGTTCACACTCTGGAGCATAACTTAATTGCTCATCTGGAACGGCAAAATATGGGGCTTCTTCCAGCAACGTGTATTGCTTAATTTTTTGTTTAGCAAAAACTCCCCAGCCATGTATAACAGAACGCCTGATTTCAATATTTGAATTTCTACGCAATACGTCTTTAATTAACGAAAAATCCTCAAGCATTAAATTTAAACAATATCCGTATTTACTATACCGATAAATTCAATCCAGCGATTGGAGAAAACGCTGCTTCACGCAATTGTTTATTAATGGTCGCAACTTTGTCCGGACGGAACACCACCATACCACGTTGGAGATTGCCGTCTACAACAGGAATTGGGCCATACTTACGCTCGTACTCAATGTCTTCTGGTGTTTTAATTTTTGCCATTCCTTCGCGAGAAGACATCAATGATTCGTTAAGCAAAGCTTCAAACGCACCTACGTCACCAGGATTTACTCGTTTTGCACCGGCATATGCAATGTTGCTTTCAATTTCACTTTGAGTTGGAGCACGGCCAAGTAAATCACGATAAGTCCGTTCAACTAATGTTGGAGCGTATTTATATTTTTCGGCCGCAATTGGTTGAGTTTCAGTATCTTGAATACGGCGAACCCCTCTTGCAACACGCTTGGGTTTCCAACCTTGGCCTAGCGCATACGTTTCAAATTCCCTGGCGGCAACCATGGGGTCTTCGCCATATCCAATACGTTGTTTTGCAATACGTACAGAACTACTGGGACGAGCCTTTGTTTTTGATTCAATAAGATCTTCGAGAAAAGATTGGATGTCGTCGTACATGATGTTTATGCGGTGGTGGCACCAGACATACGTCCAGCAAATGCACGTGTAAACGGATCAGCATATTTACCAGCTAATTCTTTTCGAAAATCACGGGCTTCAATTTGGCGTGCAGGCAAGGATCCAGCGACAGCAAGTTCATCGCGTGCACGCATAGCATCACGACGTTGTGCAAGATCTGGACCAAGAAAACTCATTCCAAGGTTTGTGACAAACTGATCTTCCATCTGTTGTTGAGCTCTGTCTGCCGCAGCTTGACCACCAAATAAATTACCAACAGAACCAAGAGCGCTAAGACCTAATCCTGCCCAACCAATCGGTCCACCAAGTGCTGCGCCTAGCCCTGCAAGCCCACCAGCGGCACCGGCTCCTGCTGCTGCACCAGAGCCCAATGCGCCAGCTCCTGCTAGGCCTGGAAGATTAAATGCGGCGGGTGCGATACCAAACATAATTAACTCCTGCCCCCAGCGAGGCGATACTGAAGAGAACCGTAGGAAGTCGGAGAGTATTGACCAATAATATTCGGAATATTCCTAGTTTGATATGCCATTTCTTGCAGTGGAATTGCACGCATTGCAAGCATTGTATCGGGAATTTTATTTATTGCATTTAAACCTGCACCAATTAAATTAGACTGCAAACCAAACATCTGTTGTTTTTCGCCACGGCGGTTCAGCATCTCTTCAATTGGAGCCAGCTGCCCTCTAATGTATTCAGGGTCTGCCTCTCGTTCACGAGATTTTTCTAAAGTGTAAATCAGTGGTCCGTACTCACCCAAAGCTTCTTTGTATGCTTTGGCTTCTTCTGGATCAAACCGAGACATTAATCCGCCATACTTACCGGCAACCAAAGGATTGCCTCCGCTTAAATTAATTCCTTCATATGAATATGTCATGTCAATCACCCGTAAGAAATAGAAGGTGCTTGCAAGGTGGAAGATGCATATGGATTAGCAGTTAACGCAGTACGCATTAATGCACCACGTTCGGCTTGCGCTCCAGTTGCAAGTTGTCCTGCTGTTGCGAGTGTGCCAAGCATTGCATAGTTTTGACCTTGAGTATTCATCAGTGCTTGCTGACGAACAACCTCATTATTCTTCATGCGAGCAAGCACTGGCTCCATCCGCTGAAGATTGTACAGATCTTGATCAGAATAAAACTTAGCAAGATCTTTGGTTGCATTTAAATTAACACCAAGAGTACGCTCAAGAGACGTAAGGTCTTGCTGTAGCATTTGACCACGCATGGCCATTTGCGTACTGAATTCTTGCTCCTTGCCTTTCGTTGGCTCACCAGTTACTTTCTGGCGAACAGACTCAGCACCACTGGCTGCCATGCCTGGGATTTGGGTACCAGCTAACATCAGCGCACCACCAGCAATTTTTGCAAGTGGGTTTGGCGCTTTTAACAGTGCAGTACCAATACCAGATGTAAGGGTGCCAGTGGTTAACGCAGCAGCAGCACCTGTAGGACGACCTTCTTGTAACTCAGAGCCAGCAGCAAGAACACCTGGGATCATGCCACCAATAAATGCGGCGCGTCCAAGTCCAGGTAAGTTACGTCGCTGTTGAGTACCACTGGTAGGAGGCACTGGAGCAGCGCCACCTGCCCCTGCGGCAGCTTGAGGAGTTGTTTGTGTGACAGCAGGCGCTCCTGAAGTAAATAAACCGCCTAACCCAGGAATGCCACCAAGAAGCCCTTGCGCACCTGAAACAAAATCCTGAAGAAAAGTCTGAGGACGACCTTTTTTAACTGCGGCTTCAGGCAATCCGATTGTTTCAAATGCAACATTAGTTCCGCCTACGGCAGGAACTCCTTGATACATATATTGTACTGTTGGATTAGCAATGTTCACTTGCCCGTTTTATTTCTTATTGCTTAAATTCTATCAGTACTCAAACTTTCGTACTCATTGACAGTTGGTAATTTTGGACGATTACCCGCTGCAATAACTTCATTAATAACATTTCCTGTCAGTATGCCACCAAGGGAACCAGCTAATCCTGCAGAAGCAGCTCTTACAACACGACCACGGCGTGTAGCGGCACCCATCCTAGAAGCAGCTCCGGCAGCAGCAGCACCTCCTGCTACACCTAATACAGACGGAATAGTAACTGGATAACCAAGAAGCCGCGCTTCTGGCACCCCCTGTAAATTCTCTGGCGTTGCTTTTAACACACCCATCAAGCCACGGTCCTGATAATAACTACGCAAGAAATTACCGTAACGTTCAGGTGTTAAATCTGGGATATCTTTTTTAGCTTCTTCATACGCAAGAGGACGACCAGTACGACCAAGGAAGAAACGCTCAAAAGCTTCTTGTACTGGTTGTTGTGTTTCCCTGCGATCTTCAGAACCTTCTTCAGCGTACGTTTGAGCAAATCCTTTTGGCCTAAACACTTCACCAATATTGGTAATGTCATATGCACCACTAGCGGCAATGGCCGGTGCAACAGCAGCAGACATCACTAAACCTTTACCAAGTACACCCATTTCTTTAGACGCTTGTTTGCCAATGGCCATATTTGCAGCTTTATCAGCTAAAGCATTCGGATGGTTATATGCCCACCACATGGCACGTGTACCGTCTGTAACAACGTCTGTTAACAAACGAGTTGTATATGCACCAAGAAATTGCTGCGGCGTTTCACGTAATGTGATGCCTTCTTTTTGTAACTCTTGTTTAAACTTGGGGCCAAAAACTGTGACACGTTGGCCTGGCCTTTTGTCAATTAACTCAAGACCCTTGCGCGCACCAGTAACAAAAGGTAGTTCAGCCATATGATCTCACCCCTGCTTCTCGTAATAAAGCAAGAGAGCCAGGATCTAAATATTGTTGTAAATTTGATTGTGGCGTACGGCCAATATAATTTTGAAGAAATTCAATGCCTGCTGTTTGAAACTGCGTGCCAGGTGCAACTGCTTGTACATCAAGATTATTAAGAGCAGCACGTTGCGCCATCTCTTGCATAATCTGTTGTTCTTGAGAAGCATTAATAGGTACTGGTTGTGGGTTTAAAAGATTACCAGCAACAGCATCAGTAACAACCATGGAGCCAAGAGATGCCCCTATGTTTGCAGTAGTTTCTAAGCCAGAACGAATATGTACTGGATCAATACCCGCGATTGGTTTTTTAATTCGGCTACCAAGAGCACGTGCGCCAAGTGTTGCTGGATATGACATCGCAAGATCGCCAATGCCATAAGCAAGACCCGCTGCAGGTCCTGCGGCAAGCGTTGTTAAACCAGCGTTCAATGCCGCACCTGTTGCCACAGGACCAACAATATCTTTGTTGCGCTTTGCCAGGTTTAGCAACCGGTTGAACACGTATAAATTACCTCTTTTTTTAATTATAGATTGTTAAGTTTCAGTTGCCGAAGTTTTTGCATCTTCTTCTTTGTCACTTGTTTTTTCTTTGAGTAATTGCGCCACTGATTTATTGTCTTTGACTTCATTTTCTGCACGTTTTTCTGCTGAAGCCATGAGATAACCTTTGGGATCTGGATTAGCAACACGTGGCATGGGATTAGAAATACGTTTTTCCGGCGCTACGGTTGGACTTAAGTCATAAGCTTCTTTCCAGATCTCAGAAAAACCTGGTTGTGTTTCAGGACGGTTAGTAGTATTAGGCCTGCCTGTTTCAAAGTCATAACCCTCTTTACGTGTGAAACGCCCAATACCAGCGAACACCTCATACTCTTCTGGTGTATCACCAATAAAATTCAATCCGGGGTTAAGTTGCAGTGTCCTTGTTTTTACACGTTTAGTTAGATCATTTGTTTCAAACCGCCCCAGGGTCCAAGTGGATGCCTTAGGCGAAAACAAATCATCAAAATTTAATTGTTTCTTTTTAAGAAACGGATCAGCTGTATAAGTTACGTAACGACTGGGATCAAGGCGAAAATCTTTTGCCATTATCAAGTATCAGCTCTTTGCTTTTTTTTCTTTTTTAACCCTACCAGGGTTTGACGCAACCGTGCCTGTTTAACGGTTTTTTCATCATACTCATCTGGACTAGACAAAACGTTTTCCTGGAGTTGAGCAGAGGTAATACCTTTACGTTTTGCTTTAGCCGTAAAAGCACCTTCCTTCATCTCCATGCCTTGGATCCATTTTTTATCTTTCTTTTTTTCTTTTGTCATGATTAACGATTGCGACGTTTGCCTGCTCGACGGCCAGCTTGTGCCATTAGCTGTTGTGTAACAGCTTCTAAGTTTGATGGTAAAGACGCCGTAGAAATTTTAGGTTCTGTAGCTTTAATTTTAGCAAGCTGTTCTCTTATATCTTGCAGTTCAGCTCCAGCTCCAGACAAAGCTGGAACTCGTTTTTGTTGTAAAGGCCCCTGCTTGCGCGGTTCCAGGACACCAACGTTGGCAACACCAAGCTCTTCGTCACCAAAATCTTTATACTGTTCCCAATCACCTTCACCTTCTCCCATACGCGACCATTCTTCCATGGTTTTTGGCGATTCACGGATGTCCAACGAAGGTGGTCCAACATACTTACGAGCTAACGTTGGATCTGCAGAAGAACTACTAACAAAACCAAGCGTTACTGCGTCTTGTTTAGAAAGTGGATAAACGTCTCCCGTCTGTTGATTTATTGTTACAAGAGTCTTGCGAGAAGCGCGGCTACCCGGACGCCCAATCACGCTTTCAATAAAATCAAAAGCTGTAGGAGAATCTAAAACGGGAAGTGTAATACCTTTTTGCTCTGCTAAATAACGATTTGCAAGTGCTCCAAGTTCTGCGTAATCTGCACCAGGTGTGCGTAGTTGGTTTAAGAAGCCCGCAAGTTCAGAACGTTTGATTTGACCTTTATTGCTAACAGGTTTCCCTGTTTCAGCATCTAGTACCTGAAGCGGAGCTTGAACAATTACATCTGTTGCTTCATAAACATCCGTCATGAAGTCGTAAGGCTGCCCTGTTTTAGAAGAAATACCTTGTTTGCGAAGTTGAGCAACAGGCGCCGCACCTCTTTGAACAGGTCGTTTAACCGACATTGGTTGTGTTACTACAAAATCAACCTGTTGACCAGGAGATACGTATAACTCAGCCTCCGTATCTGGATGTTTTGCAACCCTCTGCATGTGCGCGAGTTAATGCACGACCGGTTGCTCTGTAGTGCTCCGCATCAAGACGATTTTGAATTGTTGGGTTAGCTTTGGCAACTTCGATCGCACGATTTTTATTAACAAGAAACGGAACATCAAGAACCGTTGGCACACCTCTTTCAATGTCGGCAACTTGCTCCGGAGTTAAAATGTCACGATATAAAACAGTTTGAGTTTTTGCGACAAGTTCACCTTGTTCACTAAGCCCTTCTACTTTCTTTAAACGAACTGGCAGATCAAGATCAAAAGTATCAACGTAACGATTTTCACGCGCAGGACGAGTAATACTTGAACGCCCGCCACTAATATGAGTATTCAGTTGTTCATCCCAATAACCACGGAAGTTATTAATCGCTTGCCCATATTGTTCTGATTGTTTAATTGGAACTGCGGCAGTACTGACACCACCCGTAAGGCCAGTCAAGGCTTCACTAATTGGTTCCCACTTTTCTTCATCATTTTGACTACGCGTGCGTACTGGAGCTGGTTGTTGAGAAGCAAACGCAGAACGTTTGGCCTCTCCCTCTGGTAAAGTGGTGTACTTTTCTTTGCCAGCATAAACAGTTTGCGTACCAGAGGCGTATTCCCCTCCAATTAAACGCCCAGCATTATCAAACTCTGGGCCGGCTATTTCCAGGGTGCGTGCAAAGTTTTCAGGTCCAACGGTAGCAGCGTTGTATTCAGGATCTAAAAATTCAGTTTTACCATATTGAGCAAACGCATTAACCCGTGCATTAATTTCAAAATCACCTAAGCCAGAATCATAAAGTTTTTGCATTACGGGAGAAGATGTTTGACGCGATGCACGCACACCAGAAAGTGCCATTGTTTTGCGTTGTGCACGTTGAGCGACTTGATCTTCTCCTGATTCAACAGCATTGATTGTTTGATTTTTTGCTTGGTTTAAAAGATTGTTTTGAATTGTTGTTAAATCTGAAAAAGTACCTGGTTGATAAGCACGTTCAGTACCAACTTGAGGCAGTGGTGAAGAAGGTGCAACAAACCCTGTTGCTGCACCAGAGCGAAGGTCTTCTAGATACTGTTCACCTAAAACACGTTTTTCCTTAATATCTTCTGCGTTTACCAGGCGGCGGTAAAGGGGTTCATTTTTAGCAAGAAAATCATCAACGTTTAAATTGCGAGCAGCTTCTTGTTCGCGCCTTAGATCTAATAAAACGTTTTTGCCTTGTGCTTTTTCTTTTGACTCTACATTTTGCACAACACGAGCTTGGCGCCGCATCTCTTGTTGTGTTTCAGGTGATGCAGAAACAAGCTCGGCTTCTTCAAGTTCAAGTTGTTTAATAAACTCTGGATCTTCCAGGAATGTAGACAAGTCAACGGTCGCTGATTTTACGGCAGCTTCTGGTTGCGCAACTTTTGAAGGTGCTGATGTTGGGTATTTAGGAATATTGGCTTCTGCAACTGTAGTAACAGGAGAGTAACGCTTTAAATCAGCTTGAGTTATTGTTGATTTACCTGATTTAGGGATTGAAGGTTGTTGTTTAAACAGTTTGCGTAACCCAAGTGTTGCCCCAATACCTCCAGCAGCAGCTAAACCTAGGCCAATACCAACAGAGATGGGATCGGGACCTTGTTGCTCCGGAACACCAGTAGCACGGCTATAAGCGTAAAAATCAGCTGGTGCAAGTGCCATGGGGTATTTTTTGCTGTGTGTATATTCTCTTATTGGTATTTTAAGTGTAAAAACACAAGAAAATACAAATACGATAGACTTGGGATACGACAAAACCTAAATAAACGAGTCAAAAGGTTTTAATGGTTATGGATCCAATCAATCGCGCCGAACGAGTTGTTGCATTAAAAGCAATTGCTAGTAAAGCTGAAGAAATGGAAGGGAAAGGATACGATCCTATTGAAGTAAAAACGTTTACAGTCGGCGCAAAACGCAAATTAGCTGAAGAACGACCTGATTATGAAGCATATGTAAATGCTGCAAAAGCTGCTGGACGAGCAAAAGCCACAATGTAAGGCAAAAAAGGAAAAATTAATTTATTGCCGGGGGTAAAACCCCGGCTTTTTGTTTATTTATTTGGGCAAAACCTTTTGCATGCCGACATTTTTATAAAAAATTGCTCTATATAAGGCCAAAATGGAAAATAAAATTTCCAGCGCTTCTCCAATACCCCACGCGACATGAGATGTGGGTAGAAAAAAAGAAAGGGGTAGGGGGTATATAAGTTTAACGGGGGCTGCGCATCCGTGTAACGCAGAGTACCATCGCAATCAATTTAATGCAGACCCAACAAGTCAAGCGTTGGCAGTACGACTGGCGCCGCCGCGTAGGCGAGCGCCCGACGCAAGAGAATGCTGAGCTTTTCCACAACTACGTGGAATTTGCGTATCGAATGTTAGATGAGCTAGGCTCGGCTGACTTCGTTTATAGCGATCTGCGTCAAGTCTGCCCACCACAGTATCTATTCCAGGTAGTATGCGACATGCGAGGCGAGAAGCTAAGCATGCGTATTTACCAGGATAAGGACGGACTGAAGGTCGTCGTGATCCACAAGGTCTGACGGTTACCTATTCCCCTGGGCAACCAGGGGTTCATGCAGCCCTCAATACCCACATTTCCTTAGGTATTTATACCTATTGATACGAATTCGTATCGCGCACAAAATAGTGGCGCCCCGCGCGTGGCGGTGGTTCATATAAGACAGTGACTTTGTAACTGGCTACTTAATCCCGACCTCACAAGTCGGGTATTATTCGTCAAGCTGGACGTTAAACGTAGCAGCGTTCAACTCAACACAACACCATGCGTTATCAATTCCCCAACGTGGCTTTTATCTTCTGTGCTTTTGCAGTCTTTATTGGCATTGGCACGCAAGTGACGGTGTACCAATTGGACAAGGCAACTGCACAGCAATGCATTAGCCACGATTGGCCCAAGGATGCACATCAAGTCCACATGGCTTGGTGTGCAGCTAACCAGTACCCAACCAACTGAGTACCAGGCGTGATGCCGGGGGATCAAATCCCCCTACTTAGCATTGCCACAATTCCGTGGCATTTACACAACACAACACCATGCAAACACCCGCACTTATTTACAAACCATCCGCTGAAAATCAGTACCGCGTCACATGGTATGGCGGCGAATCAACCCAGCTTCACTTTGAGAAGCTGTGGAATACATTCGACCCAGACACCGATGCCACTTATCAAGAGTGGCTCGACCGTGACGTACGTACACTTGGCGGTGGTATTCCAACATCGATGAAAGAGATGTTGGAAGAAATGCGTTATTACTATGAAGATTGTGTCGACATGGAAATTATTGCCATGTCAGAACGCATGTGATTCCTGCACTGAGGGCCTTCGGGCCTTCTCTGCAGGACTTAACATCCTGTACTTTAATTCAACTCAGTACCATGACTGTACTTAACATCCGCAAGAACACTGCTAACATTATGCGCATTGCCGCATCAGCAGTAGAGAATGCCAAGGTACCAACTATGGTACATGCATCTGAGAAGCTAAGCGAATATCGCATTCGCATTGCAGCACTCATGATGCCTAACGATATAGCATTCGTTATTACACCCAAGAACAACATCCCGCCTGCTTGCCAGGAGGGATACCCCTGTCATTGATCAAGAACTTGAGAGCCAGCGCCAAGCTGCACTCGAATTGTTTTTCCAATGGCAGGATGGTATGCGTGAGTTCCAAGATCTGATGCCATTCTGCGTGGTGCTCCAACGTCAAGTAGATCTCAATCGAGAACTACTCAAGTGGGAGTACCGTAACGCAGATTGACTCTTGCACTGAGGGCCTTCGGGCCTTCTCTGCAGGACTCAACATCCTGTGTACTTAATCCAACTTAATTCTATGTTCAGCAACACCATCATCGGCAACATCACCTACATGGAGAAAGCCGTGCATGAGGGCAGAGAATTTCTTGCCGTCACTATGGCTGTCAACGACATGTACGAAGGTGCTTGCCGTATTAAATTCAACAACTCCAACGGGTTGTTAACTGCATTCAACAATGGAACTCTCGTTGTAGGTCATCAGCTTATCCTGTCTCAGTACGACGTGCGGATCAACAGCATCCGTACGCATTACTTGAAGGATGGGCTTATGCATCAACTCAAGTACCCAGAGCTGGCACTCACACGAGTGAGAGCTACTATTGGTGCTGCACCAAGGCTTAAGCCGGAGGTTGCTGCACCTAAAACTGAGCCAACTCTGGAAGAGATTCTATTCTGACTTCTGCATCAAGCCCTGAGCAATCAGGGTTTCTTGCAGGACTCAACATCCTGCACACACCCAACATCTCAATCACATCATGCCATTAACCACTGATCACCATGAGATACAAGCCGCATTAACTCGGTTTGGTATCCATCAAGAAGAT